GATATTTCTTCTGTACCTATTAAAACAAAGTTTGTACCAGAGTCTGGAAACTGTGATGGGTCCGCTAATGTAATACCTGTTGTAGTTGATGCATTTATTGCACCTGATAGTGTTGTAGTAAAAGCTCCTACCTCTTCACCACCCCAAGTTCCAAGTGACCAACCAAAACCTTTTGCTTGCACAGCTGGACCTACAGTATAATAATGTTGAACTCTAATACCACCTGATGTAGTTGCACCAGATCCAGATTCGTTTGACGGCATAGTAATAGTAATTGTTGTAGATGTTGGCACAGTAGTCACCATAAATTTTTTGTTATCAAAATCAGATGAACCAAAATTAGAATCTGTAATTGTAGAAAAGTTATCTAATAATACAATATCAGATGCACTAATACCATGAGCGCTACCAAATGTTATTGTAACAGTTGATGATCCGTTGGTTGTAGTGAATGCACTTGTAAGCGTTGTTGTAGATTTAATTGGGTGTATGTCATAAAACACACCACCTGAGTATGCATATAAAATTCTGTTTGTGCCTATGATTGCGTATTTTCTACCTAAACTATTTACATAATGATGAAGACCACGTCCTGCACCAGTTAGATTACTTTCACCTAATTGTTTCCAACCACCTATTTTTTCAGGTGTACCATATCTAAATCTAACATTATCACAATCAATCCATTGCCCTTCAGCTCCAGTTGGTGTAATTTGTTTATTGATTCCAGGTTGAAACCCTATTTTTTGTAACATATGACTCCATTATAATACTATTTTACATAAGATGGTAGACCCAGCTTTGGTCTTCCATCAAACATATTCTTACTAGCAAATGGGCCATTTACATGATTATAATGTAGAAATACTTGACCACAAATGTTGCCCTCAAACGGCTCTCGCCAATGTTCAAGTTCGCAACCACTATATACCAACATATCTCCTACATCAAGCACGACTTTTGTGCCTTTGGGTGCATTGGGCTTATGTATGTTCTTATACTCGTCTATGACGTTGTCAGCCCCTGTGCCGTCGATAAATATAGGCCAAGGATCTCCACCAAGATTTAGAGTAGTAGATATCTCACAGCTTGGTCTATCTTTATGTCTTCTTAATATATCTCCTTTTTTATATGCTCTAGAATAAGAATAAGTAGGTATTAAATCTAAGCCTGTTTCTTTCTTCATTACAGGTAGCATTTTCATTAATAATGTTTCCATTACAAAATCAGCATAACAAGAGTATGTATTAGGCACTTGTTGATCGGTCCATGTTCCAAGCATCGGGGACTGTGAGTTTAGATTGTGTTTATACATAAACTCCACAGCATCTTTTTTAAGTAAAAAATAATTAAATATAAAATTAGCTAATTCAAAAGATAAAGCTTTTTTAATAACGTGGTATTTAAACATTAAATCCTTTCTGTAAAAAATTAAATGATACTGATATTCTTATATCATTACTTTCGTTTGGTTCAACACAATGCCATAGCCATGCAGGAAATATAATTATTCTACCTTCTAACGGATTAACACGAACTTCTCTCCATAAATGTGGAGGTGGTTCTCCTTTATTTTCTTTTCTTTTTGGCATAACCATATGTGCTGCAGATCTTGGTTCATTAAATACTATCTGTCCACAGTTTTTAGGTGCTTTAATATAATACACACCACTAAAATGAGAGTTAGGGTGTAAGTGTGGTCTATTATAACCACCTGGTGGATTTATGTTGGCCCACATATTTCCCAAAATAGGTTCGCTATCTAACCACTCTTCTTGAAATATCTCACTCTGCATTTTAAATAATTCATCGACCAATGGTTTAAATACAGGTATCTCATGCATGTTGGTTGTGCTATGCCAGCCATTTACATTAGTTCGTTTAACTCCTTTGTCTTTATCAGCCCAAGCAAGAACTTCTCTTTCAAAAAGTCTATTATCTAAATTAACGTCTTTAGCATATATAATAGTTGGAAAGTATGCAGCTTTAATCATTTAAATGGTGTACCTCCAAACCACATAACTAAAGATTTTCTGTTACCACGTATTACTGGTTTTACTCTATGTCTAATAAACGATGCAAAAAATATTGCGTGTCCTTGTTTTATTTTTGCAACTTTACCTTCTTTCATTAATTCTAAATCACCACCTTCAAACTCCGATTCTGGAGATAGTAAACAGGTCATAGAAATTTTTCTAACAGGTGGTTCGTGTGCACAGTTAACATCATTGTCTACATGCCAATCATAAAACCCACCTTCTGGGTATTCTGTGTATTGTGCCATTTCATTTATTGTCATTCCATCAAAACCAAAATGATTACCGTTTGTAGCCAACATAGTTTTTTCAATGTCTTTATACATATCTTTCATTTTTTTAAATGGTATCCAACTTATATGTGAGGTTCTTGTTTTAGTATCTAACACACCAGTTTTAATACCTTTGTCATGTCCGACCTCTGCATCATTTCTAGGTTCACTCCTTCCAGCTTGAATAATCATTTGACATTGTTTAGGTGTAAAGATTGGTTGTGTAGTTTCTACTATGTAAGATTTCCAACGTGGTTCTGTTATCATATTAATATCCGTATTCTACCCATCCCGTTATTATATATTTATCATTCGATAAAGGTGGATTGCCTCTATGAACATGTGTAAATTGTGAAGGCCAAACTAACAGTGTATTTTTCTCAGGTTTGAATCTACACTTTTGATATAAAAACTCTGTTTCTCCACCTTCTGTTACATCGTTAAGATAAACCATAAAAGCTAGTATTCTATTTCTTGATTTCATCTCAGCATTTTCACAATGCCAAGAATGATAACCTTCACCCACTTTGGTTTTCTGTATCTTAACTTCTAATATATAATGTTTAGCTAATTGTTTTAGATAAGAATATTTTTTTACATATAATGGATATACTTCGTTAAAAAACATTTCTATAAAAGGTTTATTAACATAAGTCATAGAAACATTTAAATCTCGTATGGTATCAATCCCATTGTCTGATACTAGTGTTTCATCTACTTTTCTTGGATAGACTGCACCTTCTTGTTCACATTTATTAAAGTAATCTACATAACCTTCTATTAATTTATTAGGCATAAAATTTTTAAACAAACCAATATGATTATCTATGTAAAATTGTTTGTCCATTAATTAGCACCTCTGTTTTTTATTGGATCAAAATCTACATCACAGTTTGCAGCAAGAGTTCGTCTAGTCTCAGTGGTGCCATTAAAAGGATATACTGTATGTCTCATGTCATATGGAAATATATAAAAATCTCTAAGATCCATAGGTGGTTGATAATCTATTTTTGCAAACTGACCGTTAGCTGCTCCTAATATTTGTAATCTACCGTTTTGTTTAATTTGATCTGCTGAATATTCTTTACCAAATGTTGATGGTAATTTTAAAATCATAACACTTGATAGACCTGTAAATAACATACCTCTATGAATATGCGCAGGATTATATTCGTGTTGTTTCATCTCGTTAACCCAAATAGAATTTAAATGTGTTTTATAATCTCTTATTTTATTAAATGCTAAATAGTGTTTAAACATTTCCATAAAATAGTTTGTTACATCTTTTGGTAACATATTATGATTTTTCATCTTTGTTTGGTCTTGACCATGATAAAATAAAGAATGTTCTTTTTCTATCTTACCTACTAACTGTCCATTTGCAGGTGCCAGATTATGATAATTAGTTTCATAAATATAATTAATAGAGTTAAATATATCAAGCGGTACCTGATACTTTAAAACTGATTGTCCTAAAAATATAAAATCAAATTTTAATGTGGCCATATCTTTCTCTAATGTTTTTTGGTATTTTTTCTATGTAAGGATTATACACTTTTCTAACAGGTCCATCAAATAGTTTATGCATGTTATCACCCACTACCCTGTCATCGTAAGACAAACCGTTTATTTTTATTTGATCTAAATTATTAAAACGATGATTAAAATAAGGTTCTTCTATAAAATTATAAATTTTTTTAAATTCTTGTTTAGGATTCATAACTATATCATCGTATTTTACATGATAACATATATCAGGATAATTATATGAATTTTTAATCGCTTTTAAATTTTTTACAATAGCACCATCATCATTCATAAGCATTAATAATTTTTGTTCATCTGTTTCTAAATTAAATTTATTAACAAATGAATTAGGGTTTTCTGTATACCACTGCATATAACTAGCTAATACATCCATTAAATCCCTAAGTAGAATAATACATTTAAAACCAAGTTTAAAATGTCTTTGCATTAACTCAAAGTTTTCTTGAGTCATTACAGGTCCACGATCTATAATTACCCGTTGTGGCCAGTCTTTGTAATATAAATTAAATATATTATTTAATACATTATCTAATGATTTATGATCTGGATAGTTATGAAAAACATCTGTACTTTTTAAAAAATATAAATCATGCATTATTTCTAAAGTTATAGAATTAGCTGTTGTTGCTATTTTAGGATTCTGATTCATAACACTTGCAAACAAAGTATTTCCAGATCTGGGTAACGCAACTAAAAAAAATAACTTACGGTTTTGGTTTTCCATGTTGTTCAAGTTGTTCTCTTTCTTTGTAACTGCTTTCTAATTCACCTGACTTTCTAATTCTTTGTAATGATTGTAATTGTCCCATTACATTAAATACTTCTGCCTCTGATGAGTTTGCATTCAATGATTTAGCTTTTTCATGGTATTGTAATCCATATGATTCTAACTGGTGCACATTAACATCTTTGTCATTAAATGATCCGTCGTTAAATTCTGTTTTTAATTTAGACCACATTTTAATTTCTCTCATCCTGTGTTTTGCAACTTTTTCCATAGACGCTTTGCCAAACCTACATTCATCTAAATCTATTTGATATTTAGTTCTTTTATACTCATCTTCTTCTTTATCTATTTTTTTTTCTAACCAAGTTATCTTTGCCTCGTTTCTTCTGTAGTCAAATGATAAAGCCATAAGATTATCTAAGTATGATGATTGTTCTCTAACACATTGCCAATACTTTGATGCTTTGGTTGGGTATCTATTATCTTGTAATACAGAAAACCTTGCTTCTGTTTCTGTTCGAAACATTTGTTTCTTGGTCCATGTATCACGAAGCTCGTCTACCATACCTTTAAACGATGATAGATCTTCTTGTGTTAATAAATTATTTAAATGTGGTTCTTCACCTTGTATTACTTCTCTTACATCTTTTTTCATATCTTTATCCTTTATAATTAAATGTAATATATATTATTTAAAATATATTACAAGTCCTATGAGTCAGTAAAGGTTCTTGTTACTCCAGCACCTGCTCCATTCCATTCTTCTGTTGCAGCTGATGTTCCACCAGGTCCTTCACCACCAAAAGCCACTGCTGCCGTTGTAGTTCCAGCCCCTGCTCCTTGTCCTCTAACGCTAGACATATCATTTTCCTCTGTCCAATTAGTTCCATTCCAAGTTTCTGTTTTACCAGTATTTGGTGGTCCACCACCAAACGCTATGTTGCTAGTGTTACTAGCACCATCTCCACTTAAAAAATTTCTACCTGTGTTTAAATCATTAACCTCTGTCCATGCGCTTCCATTCCAAGATTCAGTTTTACCAGAATTTTCTTCTCCACCATAAGCTAATGCTGACGTTGTAGTTCCCCCACCAGCTAGTTCATATCTATTACTATTTAAATCTGCTATTTCAGTCCAATTAGTTCCATTCCATTGTTCTACTATTGCTTGTTGTGTAGGTGGTGGAGTAGAAAATCCTGCAACTGCTAAACATGCTGTATATGTACCTGCTCTAGCACCATAACCTCTTGCAGTATTTAAATCGTTTACTTCAGTCCAGTTTGTTCCATTCCAAGTTTCTGTTTCTGCTGTATATGCTGGTGGAGGTGTATTTCCACCCCAAGCTAATACTGCTGTGTTAGATGCTCCAGCTCCTCTAATATCTCTTCTAATTTGATTTAAATCATTTCCCTCTGTCCAACTAGTTCCATCATAAGATTCTGTTTTACCTGTAATACCAGGAGCATCGGTTCCTCCAAAAGCTAATGCAGAAGTTTGAGTTCCTGCACCTCCAAAAGCTCTTCTACCTGTATTTAGGTTTCCACCTGAAGACCAAGCTCCAGCAGTCGTAGCTGCTTGACCTTTTGTAACATTGCTAGTTGTATTGTACCAGACTTGTCCTTCAATAGGATTAGACGGATCAGATGATACCGCTTGAATATTTGTTCCTTTTAATTCTTTATATGTTGTCATAATTAATCTGTGCTTATCGTTTTAGTTGTTGATGATGGAATTCCCCATTTTGTTGATGATGGAATTCCCCATTCTTCTGTTTGTGATCTAACAGGTGGTGTTCCTGCAAAACTTAATGCATTAGTTGTTGTTCCTGCTCCACCGTGTCTATTAACTGTAGTATTTAAATCATTTTGTTCTGTCCAATTAGTTCCATTCCATTCTTCTGTGTTTCCTACTCTT